CAGTTATCAGAACCTATTAAGTTTCTGTTACGTTGTCTGCGAGTGGCCTGTTTAGTTCAAGATAAGCCATACCTGCGCTTGGGTCGCCTATAGCGGACCTACCTATCATCCCATCTATAAGGTCACCAGCAACAACTTCATCATCGATTGTTCCAGCAGTACTCGTTAGGAAACATGCTTTGCCATCGACAAAACCAGTAGCTACTTTTGCTACAGCCTTTCCGCTAATCTGATACCAGCCATAGGTGTCTGCTACAGTTGCAGCCATTGCTACACCAACTTTACCTACAGCATTTGCACCAGCTAATGCTGTTACGCCTACTTCATCAATAGTAACAACACTTCCAACAGCTGTACTAGCTACACCTTTTGCATAGATGAATTCACCCATACCTAAAGTGCCAGCTTTATCCTGAGCCTGAACAACAGTAAGCATAGGCAACTTCGCCTTAGCGCTTACGTCTGTTATGCCCTGACATACTATGTAAGATTCTACGTCTTTCCATTCAGCCATAATTATCTCCTATTAGTATGCAGTTGGTCCGCCTGTCAATTTCCCTAACATTCTAGGGTTTGAACAAGTCAAAGCACCTAACCAAAGGATATGTGCTACGGATGCATCTTGGTTAACGGGCTTATTAAAACCCTGAAAAGCGAAGTTCCTAGAACCGTGGTGTCTGAATCTCAGATACTTAGTATTTAAGAAATACATGTGACCAGCAGGACAATTATCGTCCACAACAATGTCAGCATTTCTGTACTTAAGACTCTGAAAACCAGCATCAGCTAGTGTATCACTTGAAGCACCAAATCTCTTCTGTGCAGACAGAGATTCTTCATATGCATCAAAGATTACACGAGTAGTGACGATGAGATTTGGAGTATCGTTATCAATACTACATTTCCCATACATTTCTCTTAGCTCTCTTCCAATGGTGTTAGTACCTGCACTACCTGCGACAGTTCCAAAAGTATCACTACCAAAAGCAGCTTCATTTGCTTGCCACCAGGAATAGTCACTCCTGTTAATTCCACCAATTGTTCCTGAACTATCAATAATTGCCTGTAATCCTAAGAAACCACTTGTAGAAGCCCCTGCGGATGATACCGTGCTACCATTATTATCGGAGTACAACTGTTTTCCAAATAGGTCTTTTAATGATTTCTCTGCATTTTTTACTTTTGCAGAAATTAAATCAATAACCCTTTCAGAACCACTATTCAACGCCTCTTCACGACCACTATATGTGATAGAAGCATGACACTGAACCCAGTCATATGAAGCATCAGTAAACAGCTCTTGTGGAGTTGTATCTAATACATCATATCCATTATAGAAACCCTTTGAGCCTGTTGTGGAGTACTCAATTGGCTGCAGCACTTTATTACCGCTTGCTATTGGTTCAGAATTCTGTAACATTTTAAAAGTTAAAATGTTTGAATTGAATATGTTGTCTACGAGAACAGGTATGAAACGGTCTCTAGTCACAGCTGTTAAGCTGTCATAGTTTAATGCCATTTTATTATCCTTTTATTCACCTGTTAAGGTGTATTATTCTATTATTCGTAGAAATTGTAGTTTTTAAGTGATTCAACCCTGGCATCCTTGTAAGTATTAGACTTTGCAATTGGCTCAGTATGTTGGCCTTTTACTCGTCCTTTTGTTTCAGGAATGCTCTTAGCGGCTTTCGCACTTATTGCTCTGTTTGTGGCTACTTTAAAAGCACTATTCTCAGCAGCTTGATGATGAGCTAAAACAAATGCATCCTCTAAACCATCGTAACCCGTGAAGCCTTTATTAATTGCTGTTTCAATAACAGTATTTAATAAATTAGGGTCTTCCAGTTCAGGATGAGATTGTTTGAGTTTTCCCAGGTCGACATTTACTTGCTGGTCGGCTTCAACCTGCAATGCATGTTCTTCTTTTTCCCGTTCAAACTCGTTTAGCCTCTCTTCTAACTCCTCAACCCTTGAAAGGTCTTTGGTGTCCTGGCTTGTGTTTTCTTGCGCCTTATCCACTTCATGAGTATTAAATATTGGATGGTCATCATCTAATACATCCCGTAAAACATCCATAGCATCATCATTACTTCTTAGCTCAGACCACACTTGTCGCTCTGCATCAAATGCTTTACGTTCAGCGCTTATTGTCTGTGCTTTTTCTGTATTCGATTTTTGCCACTCTGCTTTATTTTGGAATGCATCTAATGCATTTTGAATAGTTTCCATATCGTATGTTTCACCATTCACTTCCAAGTCATAAATCTCTTGAGAGTCTTCGGATTCTTCAGTTACAGAACTTTCTGATTGGTCAATCTCTTGACTTTCCTGCTCTTGGGCCTGTTGCTCGCCTAAATCTTGTGCAGTCTCTGCAGGTGAATTCTCTACAATAGAATCTAGTTCACCCTGTGACAATGTTACCCCACTATACGAGGTCTGTATTTCTTCTGACATTTAGTCTCCTGCTTTGATATAATTTTGATGGATTGTCCATAGCATCCAACCTGTTTGGACTATTATGCTAAATTCTTTTTCAAAGATTTTTTATAAGCCTTTTTCTTTTTATTCTTTTTGCTGTTCGGAAATCCTTTTTTCATTTCAGCATAGGCTGTATCGCTTATAGTAGAATTCTTCTTAGAGTTGCTAGTTCCTTTCTTCTTTTTTTGATTTATGTTATACCATAATCCTTTCTTAGCCACACTTACATCTCCACTTCTTTAATGATAAATTGATTCTACTATTAGGGTCATTGGCTGTTTTAGCACCAGTTAATCTTTTTTTCATGCCGCACATCCTGGCACAAAAGCTGGATCGCCTAGACTTTGCCTTACCTTTCGGGTTTTTCTTTGTTACTGGTGCTTTAAGGTTACCCCCAGTTTTTTTATTATAACTGGCTCTTCCTTTAGCATTTAGACCACCGCTTTTAGATTGACCTTCTTTTTTTGTCCAGGCATCACTCACCTTTTTTTAGCCTTTTCTTTTTTGCCTTCTTTTGGTTTTCTAAGGCCTTCTTGTAAGCCTTGCTCATTTTAGAATACTTGTTTCCAACCTTATACGGGTTTGTACTTTCTTTCTTTTTTGTTTTTGCTTTCCTATTTAGAATTTTAGTCGTAGTCCGCTTGGTGTATTTACCCTTTTTACGATTCGGGTCAATAACAGTACTTTCATCGGTAGTCCGAGTAATTAAATTTTTCTTTGTAAAGGGTATCTTAATTTTTCTTTTCTTTGTAACCTTATGAGTTGGTGAAGGCTCATCTGCCAAACCAATTCTCATAGTGCCTTTATCTAAAGTCATTCTACCAGGTAAAGCCTCTTTGAGTTTTCCTTTATATAAAACATTCCTAGTGTAAGGAACCTTTCTATAGTCTTTAGACTTTTTTGGATGTGCTTTATTTCCGTGCTTTTTATTTTTTTTCATTATTATTTAGATGGGGATGTGGAAAGAGTTCCTGCTTTCATTCTCTCTAAACGATTAGCAACACCAGCTGCACCTTTTCCCTTTACCCTCTTTTTCTTTTTTAACATTGACGGTTTTAGCTTTTTGACTTTTAATGTATCACTTTTCATTACACTCTTAACTAGCATCTTTGGTTTTATTGAATCGGGTTTTTTCAATAATGTCTTTTTTAAGGACTTTTTATAATTGTTCATTCTTTATTCCCTTGCATCTGTTGTGCCATTTGTGGGTTCTGTTGTAGTTGTTGGAATATTTCGTCTTCCGACATTCCTTCAAAATCTTGAGGACTTCCTTGTTGAGCTTCTTTTGCTTCTCTCATTTTTGCTATTAATCTTTCTACCCCAGGAAGCTGCATATGCTCTAGAATATATTCAGGGTCTTGAATTAAACCCATTTGTACCAAGGATAACATTTTTTCCTCAATGTATGCTCTATTGTCAGGTAACATAGAACCAACCCTTGCACGGACCATCATATCTGTATCTTGAAATTCAGTACCGATATAATCCACCTGTGCGGCATTAAAATCTTTGTCTTTTAATTCGAGTGTATGCATTTCCGTACCCATGTTCTTAATCATCGCTATCCACATCTGACCTAGTATCTGCATTGCAGAATCTAGCTGCCTAGCTTTAAAATCAATTTTACTTGTAGCTGCAGAACGATAGACTTGTGCCTGAACTCCACTTGTAACATTAGGTTCTTGCTTACCCATGGTCGCTTTATTTACGCCTGACACCGTTTCAAACATATCCATCAATAAACTATAAAAATTAAAGACATAACCAGGCATACTACTGGGCTGAGCCATGTTTACTGAGCCTGGTCCTCTTTTTCTTATGACTGAGCCAGGTTTATTATTGATTTGGTCAGAAACATCTGCGGTTTCATCAACTATCCACATGGGATTTGCCATTAGATGGATGTTATCCATTACCTGACTAGCGATACGATCCAATGAAAGGTTTAGACTTTTTAGTCGTTTTGGTTCGGGTTTCCCCCAAAAGCTATGAGCGCTTCCACCATTTTTCATAACAACAAATGGGAAAGGGTATGAACACCTGTTCATTTTGTCCAAGAATTGGAATCTACTAGGCCCATCGTAAAGTATGACGTTGTCAGCCATGCAGACCTTTCGTATGCCGCCTGGGTATTTCAGTTTGCCAACCTTATCGGATTCATTTGTGTACTCTTTCGAGCCATCCCTCATCCATACCTCTATTAGCAGCGCACGGTCTTCCAAGTTTTCCATGGCTTCAGATTCGCCTTCAAAGTAATTAGTCTCTTGCCCCTGAGTGTCGGTTACTTGGACTAGGTCTTTATTCCCTTGCTTAACATCTGTTATTTTAAGCGCTTCATATTGGTCTAATCTCCCCATTGACTCTACAAGCTTGCCTTTTTCGGGGAACAATTCTTTTATTTCGTATAGTGGTCTAGGAGCCATGTGAATTACATATTGTGCATTTTCCATTTTAGTTGCACTTGGATTCACATAGAATGAAAACGGGTCTACAATATCACAATCAGGCAAATCATCAAATTCGCTCCAACCTAATTTCACAATACCAGTTCCATATACTAAATAATCAGTAAGCCATTCAGGTACAAGCGTTGCCATATCCCTCATGTACCATAAATCATCTAGTTGGCCCTGTAACACATTTGCAGTAAATCGAGACTCATCATCTGAACCTACTGGAATAACATCAATCTTGGGTGGCTTAGAAGACATAATTGGTATTTGTGTATCAATAACATTTGCTATTAAATCCAGGGTTAATTGGTTTTTGTATTCGGGCATATTCATTCCTGACCAATGTTCCCCCATATATAGCTTTTCCGCTTCTCTCCATGAATCTGTGGCTTTCTTGCGAGACTTCTTAGCCATATCGACCATAGTCTTAATACGTTTAATTAACTCTAATTCTTTTCCAACAGCTTGGTATTTTGCCATTATTGTGTTACCCGTGTATGTTCGCCAGTTATTACCATTTCAGACATCGTTACAACAATTTCAATGTAAGCATCTTTGAATTCCTGACCGTTTTCAGCTAATAAATCTTTATCATCCTCTTCTAAATGTATTCTATGCCACAAGCCGCTTTCCATATCGTATCTCTCTATCACGACCTCAGACCTGGGATGTCCGTCTTGTTCGCTTCGAACTTCTGCATCAGTCTCGTTATCCATGGTTTTGTTTCGTCTGATTTAGGGTTTCCAATATGAAATAAACCGTACCTGGCAGCATCTGCAAGATGGTCAGGCCCTCTTGTGTCCAGGTCTTCAGGTCTTCGCAAATCGTGTACCAGCATCGGTAAAGTTTCAATAAACTTGTTGCAAGTATGAAAGATATGGAGCTTTGGAGGAGTCTCATCATCCCATTTTAAGTACTCTCGCAATAGGTTCCAACCTGATAGCCTGTTATTGTTCGCTTTTATCATAGGAATACCACCCTTCCTCATAATATCAGCTATGGCCATATGACTACCAGCCACCCCATCGGACTTATTCATATTTTGAGGATTTCGAATCCACATACTAGGGTCACCCAATGTCGCCCTATACTCTTCACCTTTGCTTAATGCATTAATTGCTTCTATATGTCCCGATAATTCCATTTCAGCAACATAATAATCCCTATATAAATAAACATTTTTATTCGGGTCCACTGCATACCAAACCACTGCGAATGGTGCTTTGTACCCATAATCAATTCCTCTATACCTATACCAATTACTTGGTATATGAAAAGGTTCGCAAACATGTACATCATAGCGCCATTGTGAGAAATACTGACCATAGTAAACGTCCCAGTCACCATCTAACCAGGCTCTTCTTAATTCATCAGGTAAACCTTTTAACATTTCAAAATAACCAGGGTCTTCTTCCATTAATTTTGGGTTATCATGTATTTTACTAGGAATAAAAATTCTTGTCCTGCTCGTTACTGGATCGTAAAAGGTTTTTTCCCTGGGATTGTCAACAAACCGTTTTTTAAACCAACTATGGCCAGGACCACCTGGGTTACATGTTAAAAATACTTGCGGTGCCAGGCCTATAGTGCTACGACAACTAGAGATTAACTTTAAATAATCCTCTTCATCATGTATCAAAGTAGCTTCCTCAATACCTATTTTTTGGTATTCATGGCCCTGATACTTTTGATAGGCTTGCTTATCCATAAGATGCCCCGTTCTGATAATAGCACCAGTCGGAAATCTAAATTCTGCTGGGTTACCCACCACCTCAACCTCTAAATGGCGATACATTTGACTAGCCCTATCGATATAATCCCTTAAATCATCATAGTTCCTACGAATAATCAACCCTCTAAATTGTGGGTTATTTAAATATTCAGGGTCTACCATCCACGCCATAAGACAACTAGACTTTCCACCACCCCGTGCGCCACCAAATGCAATTTCAAATTCCTGGCGAGCTAATGCAAACGACTGTCTAGGGTGCGGCTCCCAATGTACAATCATCTATATGCATCCCAGTTATAGTTATCCCTATGTTTCTTCTTAGCTGATGCTGACATGTCTTTCCAGCACTTATCTAATTTGGATACCCTATTATCAGGTCCTGTTGCAATTCCACAAAATATTTTAGTAGTGACACCCCCCCGTTGTTTGTCGGGATTATAGGTGCTGCTAGATGCAAAAGAACATGTTTTTCTAGTAGTATGGGGACAAGGTTCAAACATTAAAGGAGTCTCATTAATTCATCTATTTCATCATCGACTATCATACTATATGCTATAATTGGTCCATTCTCAATATAAGAACCGCATACATTATAATTGACCCAATCTGCTGCAGTAGATATATCCCAGTCATTATCTCTCATAAAAGCTTCTACAAGTAAATCATAATCATATATCAACCTATCACTCCTCATGTCAATAGACACAATAGCAGAGTCTAATGTGCGAGGTTCTAAAACTATAGTCTCATCGTCTAAATGTTCTAAATTCATATTTTACCTTCTTATTGTTAGATGTGAACCAGTTACCTGGATAAAATGTCATGTTTGTGCAGTCGTTAGGATTTAAATATTTCACCACAATGCGCACCAGGGGTATAAAAAGTTTTTTCATATTCTGTCTAGGAGTCACTATGGTTTAAGCCTTGGATGGGACCCGACTAATGGGATGCCCCCCCCCTCTTTTTTTTTTGGCCTTAATCAATACCTTATTTTTAGACGTTTGGAGGCAGTACATCCTCATGAAGGAAGTACCTACCGAGGAGAGATGCACATATTGAACCAATATTGAACCATTACTTCTCACTGGGCTGGACATCCTCAACTGATACGGGGACTGAAAAAGTTTCGCTCGCACTCTGTCCGTTGGTACTATCAAGTGGTACTTTCTGAGGTAACACAATCACTCCAGTTATACCTTTCTGTTCCACTTCTAATGTGGCTGATTTTAAATCGGGAACCATCTTAGGTAATAGAATTCTCCAGGCTGAAATCTGTCGTTTATCTTCATCATCCATAGCAACATTAAATAACTTTTGGACTAGTTCATGTGCTTGTGGATGTGACTTAACCAGGTCTTTTACTGACGTTTTTGGCCTGCCTTTAGGATTACCTGACTGACCTTTAACCCATTTCGGAGATGGCATAATAACTCGCTGTTTTACCGCTGTTTAATTAAAAAAATCGATTGAGTATATATATAGGAGTAATAGCATCAAACTATTAATTAATTAGTATAATTGTATTAATTGTATTGCATAATAGTATGTAGCAGTGCTACATTTAGCCATCAATCAATTAACAATCAATAAGGACAGCGAACATGAAAAGACTAACAGGAAACGAATCACTCTCAGAAATCAAAGCCCATCTTAAGAGCAATGGCATCCCAAATATGGTATTCCCTGAGCAAGAACATTTCATTGCTAAAGAATATGACGAGCAATCAAAGAGGGTATATGTTGTATATCGGATTGTAGTAAGAAACCAGGTAACAGGCGAAGTTTTCTCAACACAATTACTAGAAACTTTCAAAAGATATAAAGATGCAAAATTGTATTCAGAAACACATGAGAAGATAAAGATGCAGTTAGAAATAGAATCATTAAGGGAAGAAAATTATAACTTAGCATTTGAGAATAAGAACTTTGCAGAATTCTTAGAAGAGGATTATAGCCAGGAGGGTATTAGCAATATCGCAAATGGTTATCTGTCACCACAAGAACTAAACCAAGGATAGCGACATGGCTTACATGAATCAAGAAAAAAAGAAAGAACTAGCACCATTAATTAAATCAATCTGCAAGAAGCACGAAATCAAAGCAACGATAGGTGTTCGTAATTATTCTACACTGGTATTA